ACCATCAATACCTTGATTGATAATCTCGTCTTCTAAGTGTTCTAAATGTAGATTTTTTGCGCCCATAATAGTAGATTATACACCTTTTTAATGTGTTTGTCTACTATTTATGTGTTTTGGAAGTTGTGTTAGTCTACTGGTTGTGCAACAACATCATATGATGTTAAATCTGTTGCATCTACTTCTTTAGCAGCCCATGAAGTTTTCTTACTGTTTAATGCATCTAATTCTGCTTGTAAACTAGTAGTAACCCATTTCTTTGAACTATCATCACCTTTAACAGTGTGTTCTTTAAATGAGGTATGTGATGCGTGTGTACCATTCATAACTTTACAAACATCTATTAGTCCTGCAACTTCAGTTCTAATTTGTGCATCAGTAATACCACTTCTATCACCATCAACACCCATACTTCTGACTTCCTCACTTGAAGATGCCAAGGCAGCTGTATGAAACTGGTCTACAGTCACATCTGCAGCTAATCCTTCAAAAAATGCTAGTCTCTCATTGACTTTCGCCAACTCAGCAGCCTTTTTGTCAATAGCAGGTTGAATATTATTGTCTATTTCGTCTTGATATACGCCCATTTGAATCCTCTAACTAGGTTTTTATACAAGTATTTAGGTTTTAGAAAGCGGAGTGGAGTGCAATTTAGTCTCTATTTTAGAAATTTTTTGATTAATTTCTTTAGATTTGATTTCATCCGAGTCTTGTTTTGCTGTGCGAAGTTCTTTCTTCAAAGCTATCTTCTTTGATATCATATTGATTACTTCTTCGCTTTTTAAATTCTTTGCCATAATACTAAATACATAATGTACATATCTATTTATGATTTTATTGACCTTGACTCATACTCCGTGTAAGTGTCTGTATAGAAAATAGGGTCTGAATCATGTATATCCATTCCAGCATTTTCAAATTTCTCAATGAAAGACCAATCTGGATTCTCTGTTAAAACTTGATTATACTTATTTTTCTGTAAGATTTTACCGTTCATGCCTCTTAATTGAGTATTAATCTTATCTGATACTTTAATACCATGACACATAAAATGAAACCATGCAACAAAGAGACAATCTCTATTGAACTCTCCTGATAAGAACTCATCTGAGTATTCAACAATTATATCTGAGTGTGGACCTGGTGAGTATACATGGTCAAAAGTTGATTTCTTTGACTTATCTGCAGTATCTAATGTATATGGTAATTCAATACATATTGACTTACATATTGATTGATACATAGTATTTCTCCAGATTGATTGATACAATGGTTGATTACTCTTCCATAATTTCATTTGAACATTGACTCCATGCCAAAGTGATAATGCCCATGGTTCAATTCTTGACCAGTGTGCATCTGTTATTTCGTAGTTTCTATATTCTGACAAATTCATTTTTGTTCTCTGATTTAGTTTTTTGTGGTAAGTGAACGATGTCTAACCATTCAAAATATTCATTATCAACATGTTCTTCATTCTGACCTTTCAATACATTATTAATATCAATACCAATGTTTGCTTGTTCAACCATCATGTGATTAGTTTTGAACTCTCTCAATACATCTAATTGTGATGTTGATACTTTATCATAATGACATATCAAACAAACATTTGTAGTAGGATACTTCGTTCTGAACTGATTCATAATGATTTTGAATATACGAGGGTCATAATCTCTATCAGAACCCACATTGTCACCACCAACACCATTGAACTTTGCCATATAGTAGATAGTATTGTCAACTGGTTGAATCTTTGATGGTGTAGATAAAACTATATTTTGTTGTATGTTGATAGGAGTCTTTGCTAATTCATGTTTCTGATAAACTTTGATAGTTTCACCTTTACCAATTCTTGCATAAACAGACTCAACCCAATAATTCTTTTTATCTCTTACTTTTAAATCTTGTAAAACTTTCCAGATAACTGCAGTATTTTCATCAGTCTTTTTTGGTTTCCCTGTTGGAGTTAAGTCAACTAGTAAATTGTTTTGTTCAATCAATTGTGAGGCAGAAAAGGTAATATCTGCAGTAGTTCTTGCTCCCTTTACATAATCTTCTGTCTCTTCTGCATTTGAAGTAGACGCATAAACACCTGCCCAATAATTTCCTGGTAAATTGTCATACTCAACAAACTCAACAACTGCAACAAATATCTTATCTTTTCTTGCAATTCTGTGACCATTGTATCTTGTTCTTCCGTTGTCACAAATATACTTACCTGTCTCTTCAACATAGTAAACAACTGGTGGTTCATAGTTAAGAGGTTTATACTTTCCTTTTCTTAACATGTCTGCAAATTTTATAGAATTTTCTTGAATTGCACCATCTACCCTTGACAAGTCTTCTGCAGAACCATCATAATCAATTTTACTGATATCTAGTTCAAGGAAGTATAAGAAATTCATTCCCTTTGCACGAGGAACTATATCTGTAAATTGTGTGGAGGTTTGGCCTGTGAATTCTTTATTATATCTCTCGTCTTGGTATAACATTATGCCTGTATCCTTGAATCAATTCTGTTGAATAATGGATTCTGTTCTACCAACTCACTGACGAGGTCGTCTTTCGTACCTCTCCAAGTTGGATGGTCAGGTGTGTTGAAAGGAGAATCGATAACTTCGATGCTAGTGATATAATCAAATGACCCTCTTAGACCATTATACCTGTTAACATGTTGCATGACTAAAGCAGCGACTGATGCTTCAGTAAGAGAAGGTGAATTGTAATAAGAGTGTTCGCCCTCACCAAATGCATCTTCTTCAAAGACGAGTTTATCTACATGGAAATTAACCACATACTCAGAACCACCTTTGAATTTATGGAAATTCTCTCCATACTCTTCAAGGTTTTGTGTGTTGACCACATACCACCTTGCAGTTCCATCTTTGATTCTATCTAAACTCATACTAACTCCTTTGTTTTGTCATTATGTACATAGTATAACAAAAAAGTTAGTGCATTGGCAACGCTTATCTACCTACTTGTGGCAGATATTTTGCCTTGGTTTCCTCCCAAGACATGAATGCAATATCATCATAGAAGAGAGTATCATCTAGTCTTTGTCTCTCTGCATTCATCAGATTATTGATTCTTTTGGCAGCGTATTTCTCTTTCCATAGAGTAGTAAGACCCTCTGTAGAGAAATCTTGTGAACGAACTAGTTGGTCTTCTTTAATCTCACCTCTTAGAAACTCTTTAGAGTTATCATACAAGGCAGACCAATAGATACCTCTTTGGTGGTCTGAACGAATAATGTTCTTAGGTATTTCTAGTTTAGGGAATAGAAAACTTCTGAATCTATTTCTATGGTCTCTTTTCCAAGGTTGACCATTCTCTCGTGTTGCTACATAAAGTGAGAAGAATCTATCGTTGTAGTTCTTTTCTCCGTACTTCAGCATCTCGCGTTCAGTGTCTTTGGTCAATTCGTATGTCATAGAACCATTTGAGTATCCACATTTCTTCCAATGTTTGAGTCTATCATATTGTGATAAACCACCTGTCTTGGATTTACCATACAAAGATGTAGTTGTGACACTGACTAGTTTATTACCATAGTTTTCTTCCCACTGTTTCTGTATATCATCTGATAGACATAGAAGTGCAAGTAGTTTTCCACCTGTATAGTTATACCCTAGTGGTTGTAATGGTACAATTGTAGAACCAATACATGAATGATTTAGAATACCACTGTTGGTTTTGAAATCTCTTTCCCAACCGATATGATTATCACGAGGAGTCAAGTCAATGAAATCACCTGTGATACAGATAACTCCTAGATATTTTCCTGTTGGTTTATCTCTGACAACATAGTGTAGATTTCTACCGATGTTAGAAGAGTTCTTCATTGTTGATGTAAATGTTCTGATACAATTCCATATTTCTGACCATGAACCTGCAGAGAAGTTATCGTCTCCTTCTTTTGAGGTGTATATCAATTCTGGTTCTAGTTTTTCAAAGTCTTCATATGAATTAGGCATCCATATATTACTCTTCACTTCGTTAATAAGTTTTACATGTTTCTCATTTACGAATTGTTTCTCTGAACCGAATAGAGTTCCTATCTCATGTGTAGGATATTTACGGTGTATCTCCTGATACTTCAAGTACAAAGTGTATTCTTCTACTGTCATTTGAGATACAAAAGATAAGTCTTCTGTAATTCTATCTCTCATCATAGACCTGCCTAGTGCATCAGGTTCTACATAGTTTTCTTTATACTCTTCGTATTGTTTCTGTATTAATTTATCATCAAACATTGAAATCCTGGTATTTTTCTGCACCTCGGTTTCTATCAAATACTGGTACATCATCACTGATATTTGTATCACTATCTACTAGTTCCTCTTGTGCATCTTGTTCACAATCGTATAACTTCATACGACTTCTATCGATACCAATGACGAATCTTTTGAAGACTGTTGGGTCATTGTATCTATTCTTTAATTGTTTGACTACCATTTGGTCTAACTCTTCTAATTCTTCTGAAGATATTAGTGCAAACATCATATCTGCAGTTGCAGGTAAACCAAAAGATTCTGAAGTATCTTCAAGACCAATATCAGTTGAACCATAACCACTTCTTGTAGTTTGAGTTGCACTCATAATTGGTACATCAAACTCTACTGCAAGACCTCTAAGTTCTTCTGCAATACTCTTCACTAATGTGTATGAGTTTGCACCTGAACCTGGTCTAATTCTATGTGAAGAACAAATGTTTAGATAGTCAATGAATATCATATCAGGTTTGAAATCTTTTTTGATTTCTAGTTCTTGTAATAGATGTCTAAAATGACCGACATGTGCCGATGCAGTAGGATATTCTTTAATGATAAGTCTGCCTTTTGTTTTTGCACGAATCTTATCAATCTTTTTATCATACATTTTCTTGGATAAATCAGGCAAGTCTTTCATAGGAACATTCAATACATTTGCATCTATTCTCTCTGCAATTCTTTCTTCTGACATTTCAAGTGTAATGTATAGTATGTTCTTGTTCATCATCAAACCAGCAGATGCCATATGACACATGAATAAGGACTTACCAACACCTGTTCCTGCAAGGCAGATATTAAGTGTTTTGTTTGGAAGACCACCTTTAGTAATCTTGTTGAAGTATTCTAAGTCAAACGGAATCTTCTCTTCTTCCGTGTGATAGAATTCAAATCTTGCATCTGCATCTTCAATCTGGTCATGACCAATATGTTGGTCAAATGATACAGACAATGCATCTTTTAAAAGTTCAGGTATTTCACCAGTTGACCTTTGAGATTTCTTATCGATAACCTCAATAGAATCCATGACTGCAATATAGATTGCTCTATCTTTGCACCACTTTTCAGTCTCTTCAACGAGCCAATCCATTGGAGTTGTCTCTTTGTCAAATTGACTGATTACGGTTTTAGACATTTTCAATTCGTTCTCGTTAAGAGAAGTATTGTTATCTAAGTTTATGAGAAGTGCTTCCGTAGTAGGTGGTTTAGTATACTTTAAGAAATATTCTTGTATCTCTTTGAATACTACCTTCTCGTCACTCTCGGTGAAATACTCTGATTTTAGGAAAGGTAAAACCTTCCTAGTAAAG